TATCAAAGTTTGATACTAAAAGGAAGTTCAGTGACTTCCATAATGACAACCAAAGGAAGTGGGTAGGTAGCAACCTTAACCCCATCTTAGAACCTCTAGGCTTAGAGGTTTCTAAAGACAGGTTCTCATTCGATGTGATGAGTACACCGCAAGGTGAGACCTTCACCAACATCATCCAACAGGGATGTTCAAACTGGAGCAGTGTTCTCCAAGAGGAGAATAGAAAAGAAACTACACCTGAAGCCAAGGTTAGTTTCTCCTGTGCGACTGAGGAATGTAAATACAAATCCTCAGATGTCAAAGCTAACTGGGTAGCTTTGAAGAAACCAATCCCTTCATGCCTATACGGAC